CCAAGCGGCCCACATGGGTATACGAGTTAGTCACACACGGAATATAAAAAAATACGCCCATCCCTTTGTTCGTTATTTATAGAAAGACCACACCTTTTACTTCGTTGCCTTCAACATGAATTTCCTTGATGATAGCACGCCAGAATCTGCGTTTATCTTCTTCAGACATTGCTTCGTAGGTAGGTATCAAATCCATTTTTAGCACATCTTGTAGTGGTGTAATGTCTCGTTCAATTTCGGATAACTCAAGAGTTGCTTTTTCAATAAGAGCCTTTAATTCACTTGTCTGTGCTAAGTACTCCTCGTCGTCTAAACTTCCGTTCATATACATCACATTCAACTTGCGCATTCTTTCTTTCAATTGGTTGACATCAGTTTTTGGCTTTGGTTTTGGTTTAGACTCTACTTCTATTTCAGTCATGATTAGATTTTTTATGTTGTCTAACAGCCATTCCTCAATCTTTCGTTCGTTAATTGATGTTCTATAGGAGCATAGACGTTGCACGCCATAGCGACACTTGTACGCCTTGTATTGTGCATTTCTACTGTTGGATGTGGAGTGTCCTTTCATACTTCTTCCACAATCTGGGCATAGTACAAGTCCTACGAATAAATATACTCTATTCTTTTGAGTCTTCTTAATATTTGGTTTGCTATTTACTAACAACCAATCTTCTCTGGAAACGTATGGTTCACAATATCCCTCTATGCCACGATATACTCCAGTATATAGCTCGTGATGTCTTAGTCTTCCCCACGATTCTTGACTACGCTTTAAGTTGTACTTATTGTTTAGATATAGGGCAGTCTTAAAATTGTTGTTATACTTAAGAATCATTTCCCAATACTCTTCCATGATATGTTGAGTTTCGGGATCTTTTACTAGACGTTTTCTTCCGTTCTCATCTTTTTGAATTATATAACCTGTTGGAACGGAACCAGAAATAACTTCTCCGTTTTTAACTTTGTTTTTGAATACAACCTTGATGCGCTCGGATGTGCGTTCACGCTCGTTGGCTGCAACGGACAGCATGATGTTTACCTTGAGTCTACCATCGGCAGTAGCAGTGTTGTAGTCTTCCAATACTGCTTGCCAAACTACATTGTGTCGCTCAAGAATCTCTTGTACCTTGTAGTATTGCTCGATACTTCTAAACCATCTGTCTAGCTTTGTAAAGATGATAATATCTATCTTTCCAGCTTGTACATCCTCTATCAACCTTTTCAGTGCAGGACGTTTCAAAGGTGGTTTTGCGCCAGAGATACCTTCGTCAACGTAATCGCCTACAATTTTGTATCCCTTTGATTGACAGTATTCATCAAGAGTGTCGTCTTGAGTTTGAAGGGAATAGCCATGCAAAGCTTGCTCATCTGTAGAAACACGTCTATACTTTGCTACTCTTAATACATTTTCCATTTTATATCGCTCCCTTAGTGGTTACAAAAGTTTTTAAAAAATAGTGTGAAATAATCTTAATGCTGACAGACTGTTGGCATTATTTTTTTGTCAAGATTAAAACAAATGTTCTAAAATACAACTGCGATTTGTTTACAGTAGAAACAGTGCAACTAACAGTCCACAAACAAGAATACCTAGTGTTATGGTCAGTGTTAAAATTGCTCGGTTCTTGTGCTTGAGATGTTTTCGCTCATGCTCGATAGTTTCTTGTAAGAACTTGTTTTCTCGCTTCAAGTGCTCAAGCGTGTCCTTTGTTTGTGCATCGCTTTCGGGATGGACTGCACAAGGTTCACCACCCCATTTGCCACCGACACCCTCGATGAGTGCTTGCAAGATACGGTAGATAGTGTCGTGTCTAACGTCGTCACGATACTTCAAGCCGTCAATTGTTCCTTTAGGAATGCCAGACCACTCGGCTAGTTGAGTATTACTGATTCCGTGAATCTTTTGATACTTGATTGCCCACTCAACAACTCCTTTTGTGGACATCGCCATAAAGTTTGGGCCACCACACTTTCTTTCTTTGATGGCATCGCAGTGTAAACATTTGTCAAATGGCATAAAATTCTCCAATTTTCGTATATGAATAAAAATTTGCGTAAACGAAGCGTTTTTTTTCGTATTTGCATATGAAATATGCATATTTGTGTATAACAGTTTTGGCAATAGCTGTGGTAAAATTGAGTTGTCAAAAAACTGTAACAATTCTTTCAAACTAACCACAACAACCATTTCTATAATTTCAGTTGTAGGTTGGAACACTCATCATAGAAGGAGGGCTATTGTATGGAAAGTCCCATTAAAAAAGAAATCATTGAATTGCTACAAAATGAAACAGACGAAGATCTGTTAGATTTGATATATCAACTACTTGTTGGTGAAAGCGACGAGTAGTTGCTTGATACTTTCGTATTGCTCTGGGCTCAACTTTGATAGTGTTTCAACCAGAGCAAAGAAATCTTCATCTTTCCTCATCTTTGACATAATTTTTATCATCTTATCATTTTTGTTGTGAATAGCGGTGCGTTCACGAGGAACATCATATCCCCACAACCACATATCCGAAACGTTCAGTGCAATGGCAAGTTTTCTAAGTGCACGAGGTTTAGGATCGTATCTTCCTTTAATATAATGGTTTATTGTCCCTGTATCCAATCCTGTTAATCTGGCTAGCTCGACTTGTTTTTTGCCAGAAAGTTCTAAAGCTTCCTTGAGTCTTGTTGTAAAAGAAGCAATGCGTTTTGTTTCCATTGGTGTATCACCTCCATTGGGAAAATATTACCACGAAAAACTGGGAAATGTCAATATCTTTTCAAAAAAAGTTTAAAAAAATATGAAAAAAATCGAAAAAACCCTATTGACAACATTTTTAGCCGTGATATTATAAGGTTGAAACTGTGTTTTCTCAGTTTATGGAGGTGATCTAAACAACAATGAGTAAGCAACAACCATACGCAAAACTGCGTGGAAAAATCAAGGAAGTGTTCGGAACACAGGAATCCTTTGCCCAAGCAATGAGCTTGAACACGGCATCTCTTTCTTCCAAGCTCAACGACAAAACGCAGTGGAAAAAAGAAGAAATTGCTTTGGCTTGCAAACAGTTAGATATCCCATTGGAGGATGTTTCTGTTTATTTTTTTAGTTAATAAACTGGGAAATCCCAGTTTATTAGGAGGTAACTATGACACTAGCAGAACGTGTATCAAAAATTGTATCGGAAATTTTATCTGATAAATATGATGCAAAAATTACAGTTGTATTTAAGGAGGTAGAGCCAAATGTGCCAAGTGTGCAGAATGACACCGTGCCATCCGAGGTGTCCATACGCTGAACCGAACATTGTTTATCATTGTGTGATATGCGATGCCGAGATTTATCTAGGCGACACTTACTACGACATTTATGGTGATCCCATATGTGAAGACTGTGTAGACAATGCACAAAGGGAGGCAGTGAAGTGATATTAACAGAAACTAACTATTATGGAACTGATGCAAATATCGAGTATATGAGCGTATCACAGTTCAAAGCCTTCATGTCTTGTCCAGCAAGAGCAATAGCAGAGCTTAAAGGCGAATACATACCGGAGCGTGGCAGAGCGTTACTATTAGGTAATTACGTTGACGAACATCTTACAGGAACTCCTGAATCAATGAGAGCGTTTATTAAGGAAAACTACACCTTATTATATAAGAAAAACGGTGAACCTTATGCAGATGTGATACAGGCAGATGAGGCAATAGAAAGAATTAAGAAACAGCCTCTTATGATGAAATACCTAACAGGAAACTTTCAAACAATAATGACTGGCGAAGTCGCTGGGGTGCCAGTAAAAATCAAGATGGACTGCTACCGTGAAGGAGAGTTCATAAGCGACCTAAAATATCTAGCTTCACTGCGTTCGCCCAACTTATTCACAAACGTTGTGGATTACTGGAATTACACTCTCCAGGGTGCAGTGTACCAAGAAATAGTGTATCAGAACACTGGTAAGAGATTACCGTTCTACTTGGTAATAGCCACAAAAGAAAAGCCATGTCATGTGGCAGTCGTTAAACTAGACCAGTTTGACATGGATGAGCAGCTAGATATTGTGAAGGCAAACATCAGCAGATTTCAACAAATGAAACTAGGCTTGTTAGAGCCGGAACGTTGCGAAGAGTATTCCTGTGATTACTGTACTACAACCAAGATTCTAATAGAACCTATTCCAGTAGAGTACCTTGGTAAGTCTACAAGGGAAATC